TGCATCGATGAAGTAAACGTGTGTGGAAGAGTGGTTTGTGGGGGACGGGGGGTTTGGGGGGGGGGGTAGTGTGTGGAGGGGGGTCAAGACCAAAACCCAGAAAAATGCTGAAAGTTCGTGCAGATTAGTAATATAGAGAACTGCTAGGAGTCACAAGCTGTGCGCGGGGGGTCGGGGGGGAGTGGTGTTTAGTTAGGTTCTAACATGTTAGAAGTTGGTATTTAATGCCATTCTTTGCATTTATCTGGTGGTTTGTTATTATGTATTGGTCGCCAGCGATGGCGGCATAACTTAACTAAAAAGGAGTCATTCTTATGACTAACATAACAATGAAAGATCTGTACGCGGCAACTGGACAATTCGGCGAGAGTGAAGCATCAAAAGAGAAAGCGGTTAACGCCTATCTTGATGCGGGTGGTAAGTCCATCTGGCTCCCCACTAGCGAGAAAGATTTGCTGAAACTACAGGCAACGGACGCGACTAACAAACTGGACTGGGCAAAGCATCGCGCTGCTATCATTCGAGGGCGAGGGGAGAAAGCGGTTAGGCTTATCGCCACACCGACTACCGCGCTAAGTGATGATGAAAAGGCAGAACGCAAGTCCATTCAGAAAAGTGTCACCCAATACTGCACCCGATGGAAGCAGGCAGTAGTGGCAGTGGAGAAAGCCAGAGCTGGCGAGGTTGCGAAACGCACGAAGAAAACGCTAGCGACCTATCTAACTGAACAATGCACGGCGATGGAGAAACGGATAGAAAACGCCGAGACGCCAGACATTGAAAACGTCAAGCCGGTAATGGACGCGATCAAGGCTCTACGCCAAGCAATCAAGTCCTAACTACCAACCACCAACCAACCTCGGCCAGCATTTGCTGGTCGGGGTTTTTTTACGCCCCCACCTTGTGAGGCCAGTTCCTAACGTAGCGTTGCGTGACAGAAGAAACCATAAGTTAACAAGTTCTAACATGTTAGAACATGGCAGTTGAGCAATGTTCCTTTTTACGTGGGGGTAATGTTCCAAATGTTCCATAATGTTCCCCTAATGTTCCCTTTTTTTTGGGCAAAAAGGAACAAATGACAGATGGTGTATGGTTGTATCTGGCGTTATCTGGCGGTATCTGCATATTCGTTTAAGACTATATATGTATAATGTTCCTTTTTTAGAAATATATATGTATAGGGGTAGATTTTGACTTAGTAAAAACACACACCAAACAAGTTACCACGTAATTACCTAATGTTCCGTCCTCCTTCCTCCCTTCTACGCCACCCATTCAATTTCCCTAAAAAAGGCACATTGGAACATTCTAGGTAAATCAAGGACTTGCCCACCTATACGAGGGAACATTCTGGAACATTATAGAACATTACACCTCTAACCATTAGAAAACACCTAATCATAATACTTGACACAAGACGACGAATATGCGATAATGTCTTTGTGTGTGACAGATACACAATTGATTCGTCGCCCTCAAGCGACCTTACAGTAACAAGTTCTAACATGTTAGAACTACAGAGGAGACAATATGCCAAGAAGATACAAACCAGTGCGTAAACCTCGACGGCCTGCAAGACCTTTCAAACCGATGGTTTGCAGTACCCCCACCGAGCAACAACGCTCTGCCGATTTTCGTGCGAAGTACCCGTCGCACACGGGGCCAGTAAGCCACTACGCGCTAACAGGTTACGATGCAAGTGACAGAAAGAACCGGGACGGACAGAAGAACAATCTGTTCACTGTGTCCATCCCCTACAACAAAGGTGCGTATCAGGTCATACCTGATGGCGACATCGAACACATTGGGAGATAGGAGAAGCAAGTTGGAAGACGTTAAGGATGTACTGGACACGTTAGACATACATGTGGAGCGGAACCATCTGCAACGCATCGTAACTAGCTATGTGCCAGCAACGGATACCAAACCGGCAAAGATCAAAGCCATCAATACGATGGGTGAGAAGGGCGAAGAAGTGCTAGTCGAAGTCGGTGGAGACATGGAGCTAAACGAGTACCACGATTTAGCTGCCATGCGTATGGCTGTGAAACTGAATTGGCTACCGAAGTATTACTTACTGCGGGCCATAACGAACTGGGGTGACCCAGAGAAAGACGAACTGCTATTGAGCGGTTTCATTTACTTACTAAGAGAAAGGAAAACTAACTAATGGAAAACCTACACGACATCTCTGAACCAACAGGTTCTAACATGTTAGAACAGACAGAGCTACCGAGTCTCTCTGAGATCAACGTACCCTCTATCTCCAGTGCTGCGGTGCTGGTCGAATTAAAAACGTCTTGTTGGGACGGTAAGGTGACTGACGAGGACATCTCGCAGCAGGTCGCTCACGACAACAATGCCGAGTCTCAGGCGGGCACATACACCAAGAATCTGTTCGCTGGTAACAAGTTACTCGCAAGCATCAAGTCAATCATCGGTGAGACCCGCAACCACATTCACTATCGCACTACCATGCCGTGGATAGATCGCGGCCCACGTCTCTGCCCTCAAGCAGTGTACCCAGACTACATAAACAAAGTGACTGCCAAAAAGCAGATGTTCGATAAGAAAGTCCATGAGTTCCTAGACTCGTATGACTTCTATGTGTCCGAGCAGCAAGCAGTGCTTGGCGATATGTTTCGTGCTCACGAGTACCCAGACAGATCGGTACTACAGGATAAGTTCTCACTGGAAGTGCTGACACATCCCGTACCTTCAGGTGACGATTTCAGAGTGGACATAGGTACTCAGGCATTGCAGGTCGCTAAAGAAGGCTACGACAAATTCATCCAAGAAACCTACGCCACTGGCATGAACAGGGTGCTGGGTGAACTGAAAGACTATCTAGGAAAGATGGTTGATCGGCTAGGTGAAACGCCTGACGGGGAACAGGCCATCTTCCGTAACACGCTTATCAGTAACGTACTCGACGCAACCAAACTGGTTAGGTCATGTAACGTCATCGGTAACACTCAGATCAGCGCGTTGTGTGACAGGCTAGAAAATGAACTGCTGCGCGTCACACCCGAAGCACTCAGGGACAGTCCGTACCTGAGAGCGCAAACCAAATCCATGACACAGAACGTCATTGATAACCTTCCATCATTGGAAATCTAACAAGAAACTAAGGAGACCATAATGAGCCAAGCTCTAAACATGTACGCGGTATCGCTGGACGAATCCGCAGAAGCCATTGCCGAAACTGGTAGAGAACAGGACGGTGGGATTGTGTACTTAGCCGAGGGGCACATGGGTACAGGCAAGACATCTATCCTACAGATGTTAATGCAGAAGTTCCCGAAGCACCGACATATCTTGTTCGACTGCACTACCAAGGACTTGGGTGATCTGATGATCCCCAACATCAAGCTCAACGATGAGGTGTCATCCGTGACATTCGCAACCAACGAAGAACTGGGGCTGCATCTCAATGAGCCAGTTGTGTTGTGTCTTGACGAGTTCGGTAAAGCCAACCCATCGGTCAAGCTGGCACTGCTGGGTTTGATACAAGAACGGATGCTAGCAGGACGCAAGCTGCACCCCGACTCAATTGTCTTTGCGACGACTAACCTAGGTGCCGAAGGTGTGGGTGACTTGTTACCAGCACATGCGTGCAATCGGATAGTGCGGATGCGAGTACGCAAGCCCACTAACATGGAGTGGATAGAGTGGGGGTTGAACAACGGTGTCGATCCTATCCTGCTGGGTTGGGTCAAAGAGACCCCGCAGTTGTTTCAGACATTCGATGAGGTGCCTGACCCACGCGACAACCCATACATCTACCACCCCAGTGCCAAGGAACGGACTGCATTTGTGACCCCCCGATCATTGGAGAAGGCGAGTCACATCATCAAGAAACGCGAACAGCTAACCCCCCATGTCATAACGGGTTTGCTCATGGGCATCATCGGTGAGCAGGCCGCGATGGACATGATGGCATTCGTCAAGCTGGCAAACGACCTGCCGACGTTGGAGTCGATCAAACAGAATCCAGACACGGCGATGATACCCAAGACTCCATCGGCTATGTGCATGGTGGTGTTCAGAACGCTTGGCTCTATCGAAAGGTCTTGGGTTCCGGCATGGATGACGTACCTATCGCGTCTTGATAAGGAAGCACAAGGTCTGTTCGTCAACGGTATTCGTGCTGAGAAGTTCGACCACAAACGACGCGAGGCCGTGGTGCAAGATGCCAAGTATGGCGAGTGGGCCATGCAGAATTCATACATGTTCGCAGCGGACAAGGTGTAAGCAGATGATAGAAATAATAAAGAACGTACCGATACCTCAACGTGGTGTTGGTGCCCGTAAGAAACATCAAGATTTATATGATCTTGTGAAGATGTGGGAAGTAGGCGACTCCGTTGTATTTGATTTGGACAGAAAAAATAAGAGGGGCAGAGGGATAAGCAATCGCGCTAGCTCCCTAACTGCCATAGCAAAAAGGGCTAATCAAAAAGTAACGGTAAAGCGCAACGTAGAAAACTCAGCAATACAAATATGGAGGGTCGAGTAACGTGTTACTAGCAACAAAACTAACGGAAGAACAGCGCCTACAGAAGTGTGTTGTGGACATCATGCGGCATGACCGATACATGTGGGCTGCTGGTGCGCTGATGCTGGGTAAGATCGAAGTGGTTGAAGACATACCAACCGCTCAGACAAACGGCATCGACATAAAGTTCGGGCGTGCGTTTGCACAATCGTTGACCGATGCAGAGCTACGCTTTGTTCTGCTGCATGAGTTGTATCACAAGATATACAAACACCTGACCACATGGCGGTGGATGTATGACAAGGACGGGCCACTGGCTAATGCTGCTTGTGACTACAACATCAACGGCAAGTTGGTGGATGAGAACAAGTCAGACAAATTTGCCACCATGCCCGTCGATGATAAGGGCAAGATCATTGGATTGTACGACGAGAAGTACAGGATCAAGAGCGGGTGGATGGACTCGGCTGCTATCTTCAAAACACTGCAAGAAGAAGGTAAAGGTACTGGGAACGTATCAAGCCCAGACGACCCCCCAACAAATGGTCAACCTAGTAACGAGTTACCACAAGGCTTTGACGAGCACGACTGGGAAGGTGCACAAGAGATACCCGCAGAGGAACAGCGCAAGAACGAGCGCGAGATTGACGAAGCACTACGTCAGGGTGTGCTCGCCGCAGGCAAGATGGGGTCAGGTGGTAACAGGTCAATAGACGAACTGCTGGCTCCGCAGGTTAACTGGCGAGATGTATTGCGTGAGTTCGTTAACGACACATGCAAAGGCAGTGACTACTCCACATGGAAACGTCCAAACCGAAGGTACATCGGGGCAGGTGTGTACATGCCGAGCGGCATCACCGAAACCGTTGATGAACTGGTGCTTGCGTGCGATACGTCAGGGTCTATTGGGCAGAGAGAGTTGACCGTGTTTCTGTCTGAGGTCGCACACATCTGTGAGACAGTGAAGCCTAAGAAGATACGAGTGCTTTACTGGGATACGCAGGTGTGCCGTGAAGAAGTCTACGAGCAGCATGAGATCGCAGACTTACGCAAGTCAACCAAGCCAGAAGGCGGCGGTGGTACGGATGTCACTTGTGTGACTCGATACATTCAAGAGAACAGCATCAACCCACAAGCAGTTATCGTGTTCACGGACGGATACTTGGGTGGTAGCTGGGGGCGATGGAACAGTCCCTTACTGTGGTTGATCTTGGATAACAAGCGCACACAACCAAGTGTAGGCAGCGCTGTCCACTTAGACAGCAGCAAACTGTAATGAGTTCTAACATGTTAGAACAAACTAAAATAAGGAAACAGGAACGATGAAAAACGAATACACACACAAGAACGAAACGGTAGAAGTCACCGTCAAGTCTATCCCAGACGAACACATAAGAGACTTCATGCTGGAACTGCAACGCAAGATGTCTTGGGTACATTTCCGTAAGATGAAGCATGGTAGCTCTAGTAAAGTGTTTGTCTTTGACGATAGTCCGTTCCCACTAGGGTGGATAAGTTACGGTGTGTTCACGGATACAGGCGAAACAAAGCAGTACGTTGTTTGCGCTCACAGTATCTGTAACAACAAGTACGCCAGCTACAGTGAACAGCAATCCATGCTGATGAGCAAACGGTTGAAGACTGCGGTCAGCAACGCTTGCAGGTACTTACAACCTTGGGTGACGGGTAGAATCGCAGAGGCAGGTATGGATACGTTACGTCAGGCCCGAAGGAGTAGCACCACAAATCTGGACACTCAGCTACGTGAAAAGATGGTCAGTTTGGGGTTTCAACACAATGCACACAACAGGGCCAATCAAGCAGCGAACACACCCAATGCGTGGACTACGTGCAGAGCAATGGTTGACGAGTTACCAGAAGGTGCATTTCAGCAGGGTGTTCGAGAAGCAGCACAGATTGAATGGGATCTGTTTGAAGACAAAGGCATGAACACAAACGCTACGTTCATCTGCATCAAGAAAAGTCAGTACGGTGACGATCATCTATTGTTTACGGTGCCGGTGCCGAAAGCAGTGGTGAACGGAGATGAGCATTGGGACAACCGCCACAGTAACTACTTTGAGTCTAAGATCCTCAGTCCCATAGGTGACACCAAGGACAGGTACGAGGAGCTTGCGGGGTACGTCAATCGACTGACAGTGCTGGAGGATCAGACGTATGTACGGGGTGTGGGGATGAAGCTGACAGAGGATATGTTCTATGTCCACGACAACTGGTAAGAAAGAACTGACTAGATACTGGGCCAACTATTACAATAACTTAGCTATGGTGGAGGCGATAACAACAACACTAGCTAAACAGAATAAGTTATCACATGATGGCCCTATCTATCACATAAAAGTAGATAGTAAGATAGACTGTTGGAAAGTATTGTGCGTTGGTATGGAATGTGTTGACAGTCCATATCGTGGTGTCTACTATTCAATAGACGAACTGCCGCAAGAACTGAGAGACAAGGTACTCAGGCTTTCGGTGTTGGAACCACAAACGCCACAGGTGGCAGGGGTCGGACTTAGGTCTGGCCCCGAGACCTATTGGGTGTTCGGATAGGAAGGGAAACATGGCAAAGACGCCAGAAAAGAAAGTGAAGGACAAGGTAACGTCTGTCCTTAAAAATATCGGTGCGTACTACTTCTACCCCGTATCGGGTGGGTATGGGCGCAGCGGTGTGCCCGACATTGTTGGGTGCTATCAAGGTAAGTTCTTTGGTATTGAATGCAAGGCGGGGAAGGGAAAACTCACTACGCTACAGACTAAGAACCTACAAGAAATCCGCTCATGCGATGGCATCGCTGCGGTAGTAAACGAGGACAACGTGCATACAGTCGCGGATATTCTCAACCAAAAAGAAACTGATGAACGCCAAATGGCGTTTGATTTTTAGGAGACCACAATGGCAAATGGAACCAAGGCGGCGAAGCTGCGTGAGTATTTTAAGAAAAACCCTGAAGCAACAGCCAAGGAAGCTGCGGCGTGGGCGAAGTGTAGCTACGGTAATGCGTGGAGTATTAAACAGGAGTTCTGCAAGAAAGCAGTGACGAGTACGGATTTCCCCAATGCTCGTACATTCAAACGTGTGGTGGACGGTGCTGGGGCTACTAAGATTAAGCTTTCACACCCTCCTACATCTATAAAGCTGGCGGACAATGCACAACAGGCACCGATAATACAAGGATTGGCAGCGGTGAGTGATGGTAGTACAGCATCGTATTACGAGTTACCACAAGATGCGAAAGAGCTTCAAGACCTTATCTCTTATAAAGACATGAACGCTCAGATCGGTGAGATATTCCGTGCGACATACCGTTACGGACAGTCATCTCACAGTGACAAGCTACGTGACGCTAAAAAGATTCGGTTCTATATAGATGCCGAGATCAAGCGGTTGGGGGGTTGATATGGATGAGGGTGCAGATCTTAAAGTGTTCTATGTGACCATTGAAGAAACCATTTCAAGGCAAGTGGTGGTGGAAGCAAAGAACGAAGAAACGGCTAAGTACAAAGCAATAGATGATGGCGGTACAACTGTTCGTATGCCTCTCACTACAGGTGTGGTTGTTACAGCCATATCTGAGAGGGAGCGAGTGTAGTGGATCTTATCACCTTGGACTTTGAGACATACTACGATAAGAAGTTTTCTCTTAGTAAGTTAACAACAGAAGAATATATCCGCGACCCCAGATTTGAGGTCGTGGGTGTAGGAGTAAAAGTAAACAATGGTGCTACGGAGTGGGCGAGTGGAACGCATGAAGAACTTAAAGAGTATTTTCACGAATTTAACTGGGCCGACAGTATGGTACTCGCCCATAACTGTATGTTCGACGGTGCTATATTATCTTGGCTCTTTGATATTCGTCCTAGGGTTTGGGCTGACACTCTTTGCATTGCCCGTTCTCTACATGGGGTGGAGGCTAGTGGAAGCCTCAAAGCGTTAGCTGAACGCTACAACATTGGAGAGAAAGGGACAGAAGTCTTAGATGCGTTGGGCAAACGTCGAGAAGACTTCACCGATGACGAGCTAGACAGCTACGGTGACTACTGCATCAATGATGTGGAGCTTACCTACAAACTGTTTAACATCTTTCTCAACGCAGGGTTTCCTAAGAAAGAATTACGGGTTATCGACTGCACACTGCGTATGTTTATACATCCGCTGTTAGAACTAGATTCGTGTTTACTTGAGGATAATCTGTACGACATCAAACAGTCTAAAGATAAGTTGTTATCAGAAGCTGGAGTCGATAAAGAAACTCTGATGAGCAACCCGAAGTTTGCCGATGCACTGAGAAGTCTAGGTGTAGAACCCCCGATGAAGGTCAGCCCTACCACTGGCGAAGATACCTACGCATTCGCAAAAACAGATGAGGAATTCAAGTGCTTAGTAGAGCATGAGAACTCCCATGTGCAGGCACTTGTTAGTGCACGTTTAGGCTTGAAAAGTACCTTGGAAGAAACACGCACTGAGAGGTTTATAGAAATAGCAAAACGTGGTTCTTTCCCGGTTCCAACAAAATACTACGCAGCACACACTGGTAGATGGGGCGGTGATGACAAGATTAACGTACAGAATCTACCTAGCCGTGGGCCGAATGCGAAGAAACTCAAGCGCAGCATCATTGCACCAGATGGGTACATGCTAGTGGACTGCGACTCATCACAGATAGAAGCAAGAGTGCTGGCGTGGTTTGCAGAGCAGGATGATTTGACTCAAGCGTTTAGTGATAAAGAAGACGTTTATATAAAAATGGCTTCGCGTATCTACGGCGTGGGTGAGCATGAGGTAACACCAGAGCAGAGGTTTGTTGGCAAGACTACGATCCTCGGTGCTGGGTACGGCATGGGTGCAGTCAAGTTCCAAGCACAGTTGAAATCGTTTGGCACAGACATAGAGTTGTATGAAGCAAGGCGTATCATAAGTATCTATCGTGATACAAACTGGAAAATATCTAACGTGTGGGCAGACGCCAACTATGCACTAAAGTATATGAACAACGGGGAGTCGCTACCGTTTGGTAGAGATGGGGCTATAGAGATTGTCGGTGATGCACAGGCTATCAAGTTACCCTCTGGTCTACTTATGCGATACGAGGAGCTGGAGGGAAGTTCTAACGAAGAAGGCACTGACTACACATACAAAACACGGCGAGGCCGAACCAAGATATACGGTGGCAAAATTATTGAGAACGTGTGTCAGGCATTAGCTCGTTGTATCATTGCAGAACAGATGTTAGATATAGCTAAAAAGTATCGTCCAGTATTGACAGTGCATGATTCTGTTGTAGCATGTGTACCAGAAGACGAGATTGATGAAGGGCAAGCGTACATTGAAGCGTGTATGCGCCGTGTTCCTACATGGGCAGATGGTTTGCCGTTGGACTGCGAGAGTGGTGTGGCTAAAGCATACGGAGATTGTTGATGAGCTACGTTATCTTGTTTACAGGCACTCCGCTTATGGACGGGAAGTACACCCACATCGAAGCTGCTTACGATGCCAAAGAAAGATTCGTCAGAAGGTTTCCCAAGCTGCGGTTTGACATAGTGCAGGTAGATGACAGATTTAATCTTAGTGATGACATATTCTGGGCCAACTACAAAGCACGTCTTGAACAGGTGCATGATGAGGATGACGAAGATTGAACGCCGCACCGTGGTCATTCAGTAAGATCAAGGCGTACCAGCAGTGCGCTAAACAGTTCTACCATGAGAAGGTACTCAACCAGTACCCGTTCAAAGAAACGGATGCCACATTGTATGGAACAGCTTTTCACGAAGCTGCGGAGACTTACATACGTGATGGTGGTGAACTAGACCCTAGGTTTAGTTATGCGAAGAATACACTTGACGCGCTGAACGCCAAGAAAGGTGAGAAGCTGTGTGAGATTAAGATGGGTCTGACTAAGGACTTAGAGCCATGCAGTTTCTTTGCTAAGGATGTGTGGTTCAGAGGCATTGCAGATCTTGTGATACTGGATCGTGAGGACAAGTTAGCGTGGGTTGTTGATTACAAAACAGGTAAGTCCGCAAGATACGCAGACAAAGGTCAGCTAGAATTGATGACCTTAGCTATGTTTAAGCATTACCCTGAAGTGGAGACTGTTCGGGCAGGCTTATTGTTCGTGGTAAGTAGTGACCTCATAAAGGAAACTTTTACACGACAAGAGGAAAGTAATTTATGGGTTAAATGGCTAGCTAGGTATGGGGATATGCAGTCATCGTTTGATGTTGATGTATGGAACCCAAGCCCTAGTGGACTGTGCAAACGGCACTGTCCTGTCACGGAATGCCCACACAATGGAAGGAACTGATGCCGTACAAGAATCCAAAAGATCGTAAGAAACAAAAGAATCCGCCTGTGGGTAGCAAAGCGCATGAAGCACGTATGGAAAGACAACGTGCGCGTAGAGCTATGGACAGAACGAGCCGCGATGCCAACGGAGATGGTAGAGCAGACAAACGTGAAGGCAAAGACGTAAGTCACAATAAGCCGTTAAGCCGTGGTGGTTCAAACAAAGACGGCGTGCGTGTAGAAAGTAAAAGCGCCAACCGTAGTCGTAATGGTAAGAAGCCCTTGAAGAAAGCATCTGCCCGACCACGGCGTAGGCAGTGAGCGAGGAAGTCAAAGGTATTTTGGCTGGAGTTGGTGTCGCTGCTGGTATATATCTCGTAGCGTATATTTTGTATTTAATGGTTTAGGTCGGGGGGTTTCCTTTCTCCCAGTTAGCACGTTCCCGTCCGTGTGACCGAAGACGGGACTTTTTCTAGTGGGGGCATGGAAGTCGGGTGAGTGGTGGCATCCGACTTTCTCCCAAGGCGTTATCCTTAAGCCTTGCAAAAGAAAGGGTGAAATGAAGTACGCTCCCCCACACATCGTCTGATAGAGCGATGAGTTGAAGGCGTCAATTTCACCAACCACCACAACCAGTTTTGGGGTACGGCCCGTCAGTAATGGTGGGCCTCAACCGGATGCTCGGCGTAGGCAAACCTTACGGCCCTGCCCCACTTTTTATTGGAAGGGATATGGATTCAATTAAAACAGAGATGCGTATACGAGAGCTAAATCTCAATAGTCGCACACAAAACTGCTTGGGCGGTGTAGGCATTTTATACGTGAGAGATTTAGCTGGGTGGACTGCAAAAGAGATATACGCAATAAATGGACTCGGCACCGATTCTCTCTTTGAACTCTTGAACGCCTTAGCCAGACATCATCTTGTTTTGTTTAAGTCGGAATCACGGTAGTGAGAGTCATAGACAACAAAGCCTTATTACTCAGGCTCCGCAATCAAGAGAAAGTCACGCAGGTCATACCAAAAAGTAAAGCACTACCTGATAACAAGGTAGTGGTTAATTGGGGTATTGATGAAACGCATGTGCTGAAGAATCTTGGTATCAAGGCACCGTCGCCTATCGAAGGTAAGTATCAGTGGACGGGTAAGCACAAACCGTTTGCCCACCAAAAGACCACTTCATCTTTTCTCACGCTCAACAAGAGAGCCTTTTGTTTTAACGAACAGGGCACTGGCAAGACAGCCAGTGCGATATGGGCAGCAGATTTTTTAATGAACCAAGGTAAGATCAATCGGGTGCTTATCATCTGCCCGTTGTCGATCATGGATTCTGCATGGAAAGAAGATCTGTTTACCTTTGCGATGCACCGTACCGTAGATATTGCCTACGGTTCTGCTAAGAAACGTGAAGAAATAGTTGGTGGAGATGCCAAGTTCGTCATAATTAATTATGACGGAGTAGAGATTGTGGCGGAAGCTGTAGCAAACGGTGGGTTCGATCTGATAATTGTTGATGAGGCAACTCACTACAAGAACGCACAGACGAAGCGATGGAAGACACTGAACAGATTGCTTGGCTCCGACAAATGGCTTTGGATGTTAACAGGTACACCAGCCGCTCAAAGTCCCGTCGATGCCTATGGCCTAGCAAAACTCATTAATCCCAAATCCGTGCCTCGGTTCTTTGGGTCGTTCAGAGATATGGTCATGTACAAGGTGACCAACTTTAAGTGGATACCCAAGCCTGACGCTACTGAAACGGTCTTCAAAGCATTACAGCCTGCGATTCGGTTTACAAAAGAAGAATGCCTCGACCTGCCTGAGATCGTATATACCAAACGAGAGGTTGAGTTGACTCGGCAGCAGCAGAAATACTACAAAGAACTGAAAGACAAAATGATTATGCAGGCGGCTGGTGAGGAGATTACCACCAATACCGCAGCCGTAAACATGAACAAGCTCCTGCAAATAAGTTCTGGTGCGGTCTATACAGATGGCGGCGAGACATTGGAGTTCGACATCAAGCACCGATACAAAGTGTTGCGTGAGGTTATAGATGAGTCGAGTAAGAAAGTGCTGGTGTTCGTTCCGTTCAAACACACGATTAAGCTGCTTGCCGATAAGCTACGTAAAGACGGTATCCCTACTGAAGTAATTAGCGGTGCTGTTTCTGCTTCGCAACGCACTGATATATTCAAAGCATTCCAAACCTCGGATGCCCCCAGAGTCTTAGTGATTCAACCCCAAGCCGCAGCGCATGGAGTTACACTGACCGCTGCAAATACTGTGGTATGGTGGGGGCCAACAAGCTCAGTCGAAACGTATGCACAGGCCAATGCGCGTGTGCACAGAGCGGGGCAAGATCACAAGTGCACAGTTGTGCAGTTGCAGGGATCGCACATCGAAAAGCGTGTTTACTCATTACTAGATAATAAGATAGACACACACACAAAAATTATTGATTTATACAAAGAAATACTTGCATAAGTCATAGCCTACCACTACCATGCAGTCCTCACCATCGTACACAACACGAGGATGTATATGGATTCGGATTGTAGCGGCACTGATCTACCTGTAGATAAGCTGACCTCCGTATTTTTTAGTCTCAAAGCTAAACGCGATGCGTTAAAGAGAGAGTTTGAAGAAGCGGATGGTGTGCTAGAGCGGAAACAAAACAAGATAAAAACAGTCTTGCTTGACCACTTGAAGTCTACAGGACAGAAGAGTGGTAAGACTGACTTCGGTACTTTCTATCGCACAGTAAAACAACGCTATTAGACTAACGATTGGGAGTCCATGCACAAGTTCGTGCTGGAAGAACAAGTCCCTGAGTTTTTTGAGAAACGCCTACATCAGGGTGCTATCAAGCAATTCCTTGAAGACAATCCAGATAAGTTACCAAAGGGACTAAACGTAGATTCGGAGTATGTCCTGACCATGAGGAAAGCTAAATGAACACTCTTGTGCCGATTGAAGACGTAGCTAGACACTTCAGTGTCAGTCTATCCACAGTCAGAAAGTGGATACGTGACGGTGTAATACCAGACAACATGTATGTGAAGGTAGGGCATACCCAGAGATTTGCTCTTGAGCGTGTGGCTGATGCACTAATGCGCTACGACGAAAAGAAAAAACCAGAAAGTTTAGACCTTGACGATGATGTTTGATGCGTCGAATAAGTATTCAAGGGGCCAAATTTTCGGGGTTCCTGCATCACGCCGAATCTAGCGATGAGGTAGATGTTGTTATTGTGAACGCTGGGCCTGTCTCACGTTCATACTTTGAAGGAGTCTTTGACCCACAGTTACGGCAAGCACCAACATGCTGGTCGGCTGATACGCAAAGACCGGCACCCGAGGTGCCAGAAGAACAACGACAAAGTACGCGATGTATGGATTGTGTGCATAACATTCGGGGTTCTAGTTCGGGAGGTGGCAGAGCTTGTAGATTTCATCAGCGGCTAGCAGTCGTGGAGGAGCAAGACCTAAGTACGGTCTACCAACTACAGGTTCCCGCCAGCAGTATATTTGGTAAGGAGGTAAACAATAGCTGTATGCCGTTGCAAGCCTACGCCAAATTTTTAAGTGGGCATGGCACACCGTCTGTTGCGGTTGTCACCAGAATCAGTTTTGACGTAGGGAGTCCTTACCCAAAGCTGTTCTTCTACCCACGCAGACCGTTGGAAGAAGATGAGTTAGAGAAAGTGAGTTTGATGGTAGATCACGATGATGCGCTAGAGGCGATTAGTCAAACGACCACATCAGACACACTGTTCGATACGACGGAAGGGTTCGATATAAATAGCCAATCAGGAGACCAAAATGGCTGAAGAATATATGTACTACCAGATCGCTAACGTAGAAGCGATGTACCCAAAACTGGATACCACCTATAAGTTCGATAACCGAGCTAACGGTGGTAAGGGCGGCTCTGTGAAATGCAGCGCGTTGGACGACGGTGCCGAATACACCGTATCGTTTTTGATGACTGAGCCAGAAGCAAAGACGCTGTACAAAGCAATGAAGGCGGCTTACACCAAGAAGAAGGAGGACGGTTGGCCTGACAAGTTCCCACTACCATTCAAGAAGCAGGAAGATGGTAGGTACTTGGGTAAGGCTAAACTGAAAGGGGCGTATGGTACAGACAAGACGACGCCTCCACTGCAAGTTGACGCTAAGAATAATAAGTTACCAGAAGACTTTCAGTTGACTACCGGCAGCATCGTGAACCTTGCGTTTACTTTTGTGCCGTACAATCTGAGTGGTACTGGCGTTAGTCTACGTCTTAACGGCGTACAGGTGATTGAATATAAACCAATGCAATCACGTTCACCCTTTGGTGTTGTTGACGGTGGGTTCGTAGCAGAACCTGATAACCCGTTTAGTGATACCACTGCACCCGTTGTCGAGTTAGATGAAGACGATGACTCCGATGACATTTTTAATTCTGTTGAGGAAGAAGCTCCAGCTTCACAAGAACCGAAGAAGGTTGTCAAAAAGTCTGCTCCTGCACCCACAGACGATGATGACCTTAGTTCTGTGATTGAAGATTGGGACGACTGATCGCAACAGAATTTCCACTACGGCTAGGCTAGACCGAAAAGGGTGTATCGACACCTCTGCCGTAGTGTCTTTAATCGAAAGGGTTCTAACATGTTAGAACTCTCATGGGTGCAATTATGGATACAAGAATTTTCTTGCGGAAGATTCTGCCTAGACAAGGAGTATACGTTCTCTGGTGCAATAACCCCGAACTCAATAGATACACACGAACACTGTCATTTGAGGACATAGACGAGTTAGCAGCGCAGGCGACGGAGTACGACAAGCAAGGTTGGGATGCTTATTTCGCATTAAGTACGTTCAAAGAAGAAGGTACTCGTAAGGCAGCAGATGCTTCGCATATCAAAGCTCTGTTCCTTGATATTGATGTTGGAGAGGACAAACCGCACACAAATAAAGCTCATGCCCTGCGTGAGTTAAAGCGGTTTTGCAGCGTGTTAGAGCTACCAAAGCCCATGTTGTTGGACTCTGGTGGCGGCATACATACCTATTGGAGTTTTACTGATAGCGTCAGCGTCACTGATTGGAAGCCCGTTGCAGACAAATTTAAGGCGCTGTGTGCGGAACATAAGTTTCAGATAGATACAGCAGTGCCTGCGGATGCGGCAAGAGTGCTACGCATATTAGGTACACATAACTACAAGTTCGATACCCCTACTCCTGTAAAGCTGTTACAGGATGCACCCGCCGTTGATTTCGATTTTCTCGCAGATAAGCTCGGCGTTA